TACCACTGCTGCCATTCCACACTTCAAGTGGGGTGTAGCATAAAAGTAATGCACCGGGCTTTGAACTCGGTTAACAGGGAGCGTTACCCTGTACCCCTTCCAACTAATGTGACATATAAAGCACATTACGACACTTAAGGTGTCATAAATAGCAACTAGAATGTAGCTTATAATAGTCAAAGCATACTATATGACTCTTATGACATACATTTTATCCCTTTGTAGCTGAGATAGCACAAGCGCCCGGTTGAAGCCCGGGAGACGGTGGCGCAAGTCCACCCGAAGGGACCAATCAATGCCCAGCAAGCATAAAAAGTGATGCAGTAGTCTTGTAAACTTCTGAACGGGGAGCATTACCTCGGCGGGGCACCAATCAATAGCAGATTGACCAAGGGTCGTATCAGATTGCAACCCTGATGGGACCGGAGCGTTACCGGTATCTGCTTCCAATGGTACTGAGCTGTCCGGGTGATGGCGCGTGGCTGTTAACCACGAATGAGGTAGGTTCGAGTCCTACAGTACCAGCCAACAATACCATGTGAATCATCTGGCGAGGATACCCCGTTGTCTGCGGGAGGAGAGGGGTTCGATTCCCCTACGTGGTGCCAATCAATGCTCTTTTCGTCTAGCGGCCTAGGATGCTTGGCTTTCAACCAAGAAGACAGGGGTTCGAATCCCCTAAAGAGTACCAAACAGTGTGGCGTACCGAGAGTCGGACTGAAGGTTGTGACCCTGATGGAGAGGTGCAACTCCTCGCGTCACCCCAACAATGCTCCTATAGTTTATGCGTTAAAACACTGAGCTGATAACTCGGAGAAGGTGGTTAGAATCCACCGGGAGTACCAAACACACACCAATCTATCCCAAGGGAGAAATAGATGAACCTATCAGACCTGACAGACGAGCAATACTTCGCAGAACTTAAGACCATGTTCAAGACGCCCGGGTGGCAAATCTTCATGGCAGAGCTTCAGGATAACGCTATCAACATCAACAGCGTTGAACATACAACTGATGGGGACAACCTATTCTTCCGTAAGGGCCAACTAGCCGTTATGGGAAACCTGCTGAACATGGAAGCTACCATGCTTCGAGCAGAACAAGAACAAGCGGACGACGCATCCAATGCTAATCGTACGTGACTATCAGTGTAACCATTGCGGTTACAAATTTGAAACCATTCGGGACAACTCACTACCATCACCTCAGTGCCATGAGTGTGGTGGAGAGACCCGAAGTATCATCTCTGGTACCAGCTTCCGACTAGAGGGCACCTCAGGGGACTTCCCCGGTGCTCACATGAAGTGGGAGAAAAAGCGGCAACAGAAGATGGAACACGAGCAATCTCAAGGCATCACAGCCTTCGGAGAGCCCGACCTTTAACTTCCACAATGCGTTAGCGCACGGAGTAACTATTATGGCAGCAGAGATTATTGAACCTGAGAGCCTAGATGAGTCTACTGTAGACGACCTCCCAGCCTCTGATTCCCAGTCCCAAGACGACCTTATCGCGTCACTTGAGGGCCAGGACTCAACCCAAGACACTTCAGATGAAGATGATATTCCCGAGAAATACCGGGGTAAAAGTATCAAGGACATCGTGTCTATGCACCAAGAAGCCGAGAAGCTGATTGGCAAACATTCGGGTGAAGTTGGAGAGCTTCGACAATACGTAGATGGTTTCATCAAAGCCAAACTCGGAGAGACAGAATCTCAAAAGGCCCCTGAGGAAGAAGAAGTTGACTTCTTTGAAGACCCTCAGAAGGCCGTTAGCAAAGCGATTGAGTCCCACCCTGACGTACAACGGGCCCGGGCACAATCCGACCTATACGCGCAACAGACCGCTATGAGCGCCCTGAAAGAGAAGCACCCTGACATGGGTGAAGTCTTGCAGAACCCTAACTTTATGGATTGGGTTAAGGCGTCCAAGGTCCGTACCGAGCTTTTCCAGAGAGCCGACAAGAACTACGACTTCGACTGTGCCGACGAGCTTATCTCGCAGTACAAGGAACGGAGCGCAGTAGTCAAACAGGCTACACAGACAGAGCAGCAGTCACGCCAGCAGGCAGTGAAGGCGGCTTCTACTGGGTCCTCTAACGGTGCGAACACAGCGGGAAGCAAGCGGGTGTATCGTCGTGCTGACATAATTAAACTCATGAAGAATGACCCTGACCGGTATGAAGCACTCGCCCCTGAACTCATGCGAGCTTATCAAGAAGGCAGGGTACGCTAATCCCATAGGAGAATAATATGGCTGGCTCTAACCCTTTCAATGCGGCCCCACAGGTCACATCTATCCCGGGTCCCGGTGGTAACACTGGTACTGCGGCAACCTTCATCCCCCAGATTTGGTCGGATGAAATCATCGCTGAATACGAGAAGAACCTCGTACTTGCGAGCCTCGTAAAGAAAATGTCTATGAAGGGCAAAAAAGGTGACACGATTCACGTCCCTAGCCCTATCCGTGGCAACGCTTCTCAGAAAGTAGCAGAGACTTCGGTTACTCTGATTGCGGAAACTGAAGGCGAGTTGATTATCAACATCGACCAGCAGTGGGAATACTCACGCATGATTGAAGACATCACAGAAGCGCAAGCTCTGACGTCTCTGCGTAGGTTCTACACTTCTGACGCCGGTTATGCTCTGGCTCGCCAGACTGACACCATCCTGTTCACCAACGGTACTAAGCTGGGTGACGGAACTGGCGCAAGCTGGGTTCACTCTCAGTCTGTAATGCCTGACGCTACTGACGGGAACACTATCCCTTACGTAGCTGGTGCTGCCGGTATCGGTGACTTTACTGACGCTACTATGCGTGACGCTTTGCAGGTTCTGGACGACAACGACGTACCTATGATGGGTCGTTTCTTTGTTGTTCCACCGAGCCTCGTGAACAGCATCCGTGGCATCGAACGCTACAACAGTACTGACTTTGTGAACAACAAAGGTACTGTAAACGGTAAGATTGGTGAAATCTACGGTGTTGACGTGTACGTGTCTACAAACGTACCGACTGTCGAAGCCGGTATCCGTGGTGCGCTTCTGGCTCAGAAGGACGTTTACGTTCTTGCAGAGCAGATGGGTATCCGTTCACAGACTCAGTACAAGCAGGAATTCCTGTCTACTCTGTTCACCGCTGACCGTCTGTTCGGAACTCAGTGCTACCGTCCCGAAAGTGGCGTTAACATCATGGTCCAGAACTAAGGTTAACCCCTAATCAAGGCCCTTGGTCCTCTGGTCTCTCATAAGGAGACTGGGGGCCCATTGGGCCTTTTTTCATATAAGGAGAGCCAACATGGCCGTAGTATACGAACAACCAGACACCTACAGCACGACTGTACGTCTGGCCCCCAGAGACCGCGTAGCAATCGCTGACGCCTCTGACCCCATTCAGTACCAATCACCATACCCTAACAGCACACAGACTACTCGTGTAGTTACGTGGACTTGGGCGAACACTTAAGGAGTAACCCATGGCCGCACAACTTATTACTGAAACAGAGTGGCACGAAAGCCCGGGCTATGGTCCAACAGAGTACGCGATTGGCTATCTGAAGCAGATGGTTCCTTCTCCGTACTACCGAGACGGACGTGATGTCCCTGATATGGGGTTCTTCACTTCTCCAGTCCCGGGTGAAGACCTTGTAGCCACAGCTACGATTGATGTCGCAGGGCCTGCTACAGAAGTAGAGTTTACCTTGACAGGTGTCTATGGTGAGCTGACAGGCATCAACATTGTGATTGACCGTACAGATGGTCTGAATGGTCCATTTGCCCCGGGCCTGTTGTTTAACGACGAGCCTATCACAGGCGTACAGGCCGCAGCATCTCTGGCCGCACTTATCAGTCTTGAAGATGATATGTCTGCCGTTGCTAGTGCCGGGACCGTAACGGTTACTATAGTAGGTACTGACGTAACCGCACTCACTATTTCTACTCTCACAGTAGCGTAACCTCTGACGACTTAGGTGCTCTTTTGGGCCCTAAGTCGTCACTTTTGGAGAATAATAAATGACTACTATCATTACACGACACAACGAGACTCCGGGCGTACAGCCTACTCCGGGGACCGTTGCCGTAGGTGAGCTGTGTGTCAATACCGGAGACGGTACCCTGTGGACGTCGAATGACGGTGGTAACGTGGTCCCAGTCGGTGGCGGCGGGGGCGGGGGTGGCGACCTTCCCGTAGGTAACGCTGACGGGCAAATGCTCAAGTGGACACAAACAGGTTCACCTACGTGGGCCATCACAGACGCAATCCTGGTTTCCAACGACAACAATGTATCCGTTGGTGGGCCTCAGTTCTCTGCGTCATACAAGTTTACATGTAACGGTAACCTAGCTATCGCTGGTGACCTGTTGATGTCTGACTGTATCGCTGACTCTATCCAAGCGACTAACGTGTCCGTATCGACAGACCCATTGACTGCTAACGGGGTCACTCGTAAGTCTTACACTGACGCTACGTATCAGGCCAAGGGCAACTACGTTACCACTAACACTACACAGACTATCACGGGTACTAAGACGTTCTCTAACGGTATCAATGTGTCCGGTGGTGCCTTTGGTGGTGTATCGTT